TGATTGCGTGAATTTGAATCATATTGCAGGTAAGCAAGTGCATAAGCGTTACGCTAACAGTCTAGAAACTTTGCTTGCCTTAGCAGAAGCGCAAGACTACAACCGAAGAACAAGGACAAACTGATGACTCTCAAAATAGGAAGCCTATTTTCGGGCTATGGTGGACTTGATTTAGCGATTATGAATGTGATTGATTCCGAAGTTGTTTGGCACTGTGAATGGGAGAAAGCACCTAGCGCAATTCTTGAACATCACTTTCCTAATGTTCCTAACTTTCACGATGTTACATTAGTTGATTTTAAGAATATTGAACCTGTGGACATTCTTACTGGCGGATTTCCTTGTCAAGATTTATCTCTTGCAGGTAAAAGGGCAGGTTTAACAGAGGGAACTAGAAGCGGACTTTGGATTGAGTTTGCTAGAGCAATACAAGAGTTACAACCTAAATTAGTAGTTATAGAGAATGTAAGGGGTTTGCTGAGTGCAAAAGCCAATAATGGAATGGAATACAGTCAAGAAGATTTGGATGTTATCGCAGGAAGAAACCCTATTCGGGCTATGGGAGCTGTTCTCGGAGACTTGGCCGACCTCGGGTATGATGCGAAATGGTGTGGTTTACGAGCCGCCGACACAGGTGCACCACATAACAGGTTCAGAATCTTTATCATCGCCTACCCTAAGAACACCTAGTGTTACTGATGCTACTGGTGGAGCTATCTCGGAGAGTCAAGCAATTGAGCGTGGCAGGATGGTGAAGGTTGCAGATCAGATGGCTGAACTTGCTTTCGATAATGGGTTGAAGGTAAGTCCGAGTATTTCTGCTTCTCTGTTGCCTACTCCTACTGTGGGTCATGTTCGTAATCATGATGAACCTGTTGAAGATTATTTGGAGCGGAGACAGGATTTTGTTGAAGGTAAAACTAAGGGGATGCCTGGGGCTAGTTTGGGTGTTGCGGTAAGGATGAATCTGCTTATGACCCCTGTCGCTTCGGAAGGTTTGAAAGCTCCTGCTCAACAAACTTCGGAAACTAAAAGCAAAACTGGACAAGTTTGGTTGAGTAATCAGGCTAAAGATATGCAAATAAATTGGGGGAAGTTTGAGCCTGCTATTAGGCGGTGGGAAGAACTAACAAGGCCTGCTCCTGCACCTACTAAGCCTGATGGTAAAGATGGTGCGCATAGGCTTTCTGCTGAGTTTACTGAGTGGATGATGGGGTTGCCTGAAGGTTGGGTTACTAGCCCTGAAATTGGTTTGAAGCGTAACAATCAACTTAAGGCTTGTGGAAATGGGGTTGTTCCGCAACAGGCTGAAATGGCTTTGAGAATACTTTTACAAGGCTTACAGGTCGCAACTGTTATTCGGGGCGGGCTTGATGATGTTTTACCTACTCCGACAGTTATGGATCAGCGCGATGGAAAAAACTTTAGAACTGTTGCTATCAAGAATCTTGCTAGTGGTAAAAATAGGGGTTTGAACTTGAATAATGTTGTTGAAGCAATTGGTGTTGATTGGCAAGATGGCGATACTTTTACGATGACTGAGAATGGGTTAGAAAAGGACAAAAATTGATTACTTCTGGTTTGATGTCTAGCTTGAGTGATGATTGGGGTACTCCGCAGAAGGTATTTGACGACTTGAATATTGAGTTTGGTTTCACTTTGGATGTTTGTGCTAGTAGCCATAATTTCAAGGTTGCAAATTATTTTGATGTTGAGATTGATGGTTTAGCTCAGGTTTGGGATGGTGTTGTTTGGATGAATCCCCCTTATGGGAGAACTATAAAACTTTGGATGAAGAAAGCCTTTGAAGCCTGGCAGGGGGGGGCGATTGTGGTTTGTTTAGTTCCTGCTCGCACTGATACTGCTTGGTGGCATGATTACGCTGCTAAGGCTTCCGAAGTTAGGTTTATTCGGGGCAGATTGAAGTTTGAACAGCCTGGTTTGAAAAGTGATGCAGCTCCTTTTCCATCAGCAATAGTAATTTTCAAATAAATAGAAATTAGGACAAAACATGGGATACAAGGAAATGGATGCTGTTTACAAGTATTCGCGGGCTAAAAGAATAGATAAGTTCGTTCTTTTGACTATTGCTAAAACGTATAACGTGGGTAGGGGTTCTTGGCCTTCGCAGGAGAAGATTGCCGAGTTGACCGGTATTCCTGATGCTCGTGGTGTGCGTAGATCGTTGCAGCGTTTGAGTGATTTGGGTGAGCTTGTTTGGGTTCGGGGAAGCAATAAGTCAGGTAAAGCGAATGTTTATTTTATTCCTTTTCTTGAGTCTTCACAGGCTGATTTGACCGCTGAAACAGATACCAAAATGACCGCTATAAATGACCGAAATGACCTGTCAACCAGTAGCCAAAATGACCCCCTATTAAATAAAGGATTAGATAAGAGATTAGATAAGGGGAAAACTCTTGTTTTTGATTCAACTCCAGGCAGTCCTTTTTTTGTTTTGATTTATTCTTTGCGACCTGATTTGTCTTATGAAGAACGTAGGTCAGGTTTGGAGTCTTTTGAGCGTTCTAGGGATGGTGCGTGGTGGATTGAGAATGCTCATACCGATGAGAAGTTGCTTGAACGTGTTTTGGCATGCTTTCCTAGAGCAGAAGGAGAGATGTGATGTCTGAGATTGATTTTGAAGAGCTTGTTATAGGTTCTATTCTCAACTCGCATGGAGCGGTGCTAGATCATGTGAATCTCGAGCCTTCTGATTTTGATGCTCCTTGGTTTGCTGAAGCGTATTCAGTGATTCTTGACTTATCTTCTCAGGGTCGGGCTGTTGATGTTTTTTCTGTCTGCGCGAAACTGAATCCTGAAGCTCGCAGAAGGGTTGCTACTTCTCTTGATTTTGGGGTTGTGCCTGCTCATGTGGGTTCTTATGTGTCTCGTGTGGTTGAGGCGAGTGTTGATCGCCAGTTGAGACTTTTGGCTTTGGAGATGCAGGCTGATGGGGATGTTGCTGAGCGTATTGAGCAGGTGAAGAGCAGGCTAGATAAGCTGAAGTTTGTTGAATCGTTTGAGTTGCCTGATTTGCGTTTTGATTTGCAGATGATGCTTAGGGATATCAGGAATCCTAAGAAAACTATTGCTACTTGTTTTGCTCGCCTAAATAGTCTGATTGTGGGTTTGAAACAGCAAGGCTTGTATGTGTTTGGTGCGCGACCAGGTGTGGGTAAGACTGTGGTTGGTTTGCAGTTGGCTTGGGAGATTGCTCGCACTGATGAGGTGTTGTTTTTCTCGCTTGAAATGGATAAGAGTAGTTTGTTGAATAGGGCTGTTGCAGGAGAACTAGATATAACACTTGATGCTATTGAGCGTAATTCTTTGTCTTCTGTGCAGGTGAAGAAGATTGATGACCTGATTACTGCGACTAAAAGTAAGTTGATTATTAGTGATCGTGGCGGGCAGACTGTGGCACAGTTGCGGGCTTATGCTTTGGCTGTTATGCAGAAACAACCTGTGAAGGTGATTGTGGTGGATTATTTGCAGCTGATTACTCCTGCTAATGCTCGTGCGCCTAAGTATGAGCAGATTTCGCAGATAAGCATAGATTTGAAGAACTTAGCTAAAGAGTTAGGCATTCCGATTGTTGCGCTCGCACAGTTGAATAGGCGTGTAGATAATAAGCCTGACGATAAACCTAATGCTTCTGACCTTCGTGATTCTGGTCAGATTGAGCAGGATGCTGACGTTATCGTTATGCTCTCTCGAAAACAGTCTGATAGAGATAAAGCTCGTGATGCTCAATTAGAAAAGAAGATGCAATACAACGATTCTCAACTCGGTTTGAAGAGCCTTATTACTTTTGATGTTGTCAAGAATAGGCATGGTGCTACCGGTGCTTTTGACCAGGTGTTTGATGGGGCTTATTCGCGGGTCAAAGAATTACACTAAGAGCGTGGTGATTGATAATCGAGTTGAGTGTCGCAGGTGTGGTTTTAAGTGGGTTGTGACCAATAATTTGCGTGACCGCAAGGATTTGTTGTGTATTAATTGTCGTGCCCGTAAG